ACATGTATGAGGCCCCGCTATGTGTAGTATCTTCCGCTCTACTTCAATCGGGTCGTAATCGGGATGACCAGAAGATATTTTGTGTATGGCGTCTTTACTGTCGGAACAAAACTTAGCCACCGAAAGCGCATCGAACCAACGTGGTTCTGACAAGGTGGCTCTGTCCACGTAGCAGCTGGCTAGTTGCTTGCAGCCATCACCCTTGCCGGATCGTTGCATGATGCGTTTAAAACTGTTGTCTGAGTTAGCAAGAATCGCTTGACCTAGTGCGCTCAATCCACGCCTTGGCTTTTTAGCTTCTACAGCACCTTGCTCAACACCAAACAGCAAACGTATGGAATTAAAGCTGATTGGGGCTGTTTTCTTGATTACGACAACGTCTTTTGGCGGTATTCCGGTAGCGTCACCCTTGAAATTTTTACTGTGGAGTGGTCTGAGTACTCTAGCAGCCTCAAATACCTTAGTGTCCACGTAAAAACTATTGTTTATACACGCTTGGCGTAAACGCTTGGCAACGGGGTCCCACTCTTCTTTCGGCACGTCTTCTTGCAACGGCCAATAGGCATGGACGCCATTACCAGAATTAATTATCAGGGGTGCAGGTAGGCCAGTATCTTTACAGAACTTCTTGAGCGCAATTAAACCTTCCGCCTGGGTTTCGTAGCCCTGAGGTTGGCCTGTACGCTCGTCAACCAGAGACTTGTTGGGGCCACAATCTATGTCAACCCAAAAAGACCTTAGAGACTCTACGTTGTTCTGTGTTCTACTATCACCATTTTTGTATTTACCAAGACCAAAAAATACACACCAGCGTTCGGATACATACTTCTCTATGGCCTCGTCCAGCTCTGCTCTAGTTTCAAACATAAGCTGCCGGACTTTGGTTTTGTCCTTAACCGCCAGAAAGCCATACCATCCCCCCGCAGGACGAACTAGGCTTATCAGGTCTATGTCATTCATAAAATCACCGTTGCAGTTTAGATATGTACCTTTCTATTTTCTTAGCAACTGGTGGCTTCGGGTTAGAAACGCCCGCAAACCAGTTATATACAGCCTGACGGCTAACCCCTAGGCGAGCAGCTACACGGACTACAGGTACATCATGCTTGATGCAAATGCGGCCCAGCCTTACGCCTAGGTTTCGACGGTCTGCGGATTTGTTTAGCTCAATTAGCTTAACACTGTAACCGTAGCTCATCAGTCATCATCGCCCCACTCACTTATAATAGAAGCCAAGTCCTCATCTTTTTCGACGGGGGCTTCTTCTTTTTTCTTGGGTCGTTTGACTGGCTCCTCGACCTCTTCGTCCTCAGGTTCCTCAGAACGTTGGACAACGGGAGCAGGCTTAGGTTCTGGTTTAGCCAAAGCTGGTTGTTTAGTAACCCCATCGGTCTGGGCTACGGTTATCCTGGTGTACCGGTCTGCATCAGGTTTACCCTGCGCAGCTAGCACTAACTCGTATTCATCATCGTCGATTTCTCGAACAGGTGAAAAGAGTAACTCCATGGTTTCAGCGTTGTCATCAAAAGCTACCGTGGTGACAACACCATCAGGAGACATGCCGTTAGCTACAATGAACTTAATGTAGGACTCAAACGGATGCACGTTGCGCTCGCCCTTACCAAACAAGGACTTAGCGGGGATTTGGAATTGGTAGACCTCGCCGGAAGTATCGCCTTCTAGCATAATTGCAATGCGGCGTTGAAAACGACATGCGCGGCTATTGCCTTCACCGGAACCTTTTATATTCATTGGGCAATCAGCGCAGTTAGCAGACTGCCTATCACTCGCTTCAGGCTCTGGTTTATCGCCTTTATTAGACCAGCAGTTTGGAAGCGTGGCTTCTTTTTCTGGGTCGAACTTCTCTTTGTAATAGATTCGAGAGACTTCAGGCAGCATAGCTACAATGATGGCGTTGAACTCGCCACGGATCGAATCACCTACTTGCTTACCATTAACAATCTTACGAAAAGCACCGTTCTTAGCGACAATACGTCGGCTAGATATAGTTACGGTTTGCGCTATTTGTTGACCTAGCGCGGTCATACGCCGTCCGCCAGACTTGGCTACGCCGGTTTGTTGAGTAAAGATTTCAACATCGTTGCTCATATGCACTCCTATTTAGAGGTTGGTTTTCTAACTGAAATTACGAACTTGCGGTCTGACTGCAAACCTACAGGCAGCTTGTCTGGATTATCTTCCAGAAATTCTTTCATGTTGCTGTTATGAATGCGTCTTTCTAGTAGATGAAACGCATCGTTTTCCTTGATGAACTGGTGCATTTGCTCCCAGTCAGATGTCCAAAAACTTGAATGGACACGGCGAGATATAGTCCCAAACGGAGTCTTTACGCTGTCTAGATTTTGTTCAGCGCATAACTCTAGCATCTTGTCGGTAATCTTTTCTTGGATGCCCTTGAGCTTTTTTATATCTTCTTCTTTTTCTTTGATGACTTCACGTAACTTAATATAGTCTTTAGCCATCTTATCTGCTGTGTAACTGTCTGACATTTGTCCTCCGCATTTGGGTTAAAGGGAGGATAAGTTTAGTCCTTTACTTGACAATGTCAAACACTTTTTTCAACTTCGCTACGATAAAGGTCAACGATCTTATTGTGGTTTAGGATGTTGTTTTGCAGCATGGTGTACAGCCTGTGCTCAACCTCACTTCCTTGTATGTGGACAATAGTCATGTTGTTTTTCTGTCCGGGGCGGTTGATCCTAGCGTTAGCTTGCAGATAAGTCTCTACGCTAGTAACCGGAGCGTACCAGATCACAGTATCGGCAGCGGTTAAAGTCAGGCCATGAGAAGCAGCTTGCGGCTGTATGATAAGCACCCGTGGATCGTCTGTCTTTTGGAAGTTGTCAAAAATCTCACTGCGCTTATTGAGGGTTACTTTGCCAGAGATTATCTGGCTACTGATTTTGTTCTTGTCCAAAAACTCCTTAAGCAACTCTATCGTGTGCGTGAAGGGTACGAACACTAGCACCTTGTTACTTGCTTCTTCTATGACCTCAAGGACTACTTTTAGCCTATTGCTCACGTCGAACTGAATAACCTCTCCAGTGTCCGAGTAGACCGCACCACCTGATATCTGCAACAGTTTATTTAGATTTGTGGCTGCGTTAACAGACGTAACGTCCTCGCCCGCCGCCTGGATAATCATCTGTTTCTTGAGAAGCTTGTAGTATTTCTCTTGCTGGGATGACAAAGGGGCGTCGCGTTCTACGTTTACAACGTCAGGTAAATCAAGGCACTGATCTTTCTCAAACCGGATCGCAGGTTGCAGGGCGGCATGCACTATTTTGTCTGCGTTAGGCTTCGGCCTCCATGTAAACTGCGTAACCTTGCGCATCACTAAGTCCCTGAACTGCCCAAAGTATTTAGGTATTTTTTGTGGGCTGACTAACTTTGCTAAGCCGTACGCGTCTAAGGGTGACTGCGCTGCGGGAGTTCCTGTCATCATCCACAGCCACTCAGTCTGGTCACTCAGTTGTTTGAGTATTTTCCAGCGGTTGGTTTGTTGGTTCTTGTATGCAGAAGCTTCGTCCACAACAATCATGTCAAAGCCGCCTTTCATAATCTCGTCTTTCACTACAGCCACACCGTCAAAGTTTATAATCACAAACTCTGAGCCAGCTTCAATTATCTTCTTACGTGTAGCAGAGTTGCCGTAAGCGACTGAGCAACTTCGGTGCATAGCAAACTTAAACAAGTCAGCTTGCCAAGCGGATTTCATAATAGACAGTGGGCATATGACTAGCACCCTATTCACAAGCCCTTGGTTCATCAAATAATCCACGGCCCATATAACAGATGCGGTCTTACCGGTGCCAGCCTCGTTGAAGCAAAAAGCTTTTTTGTGTAGCGTCAGGAAAGATGAAGTTTCTTTTTGGTGCGCAAAAGGCTCTAGCTTACCAGACCATTTATAGTCTCTTGTTATAGGAGAAGGTACATTCCTAGCACCTATATCGGTTAGCTGTTGGGCTTCGTCTAGGTTCCATTTGACGGCGACCTCATACATGCCGTTAGTTTCATTGAGCACCTTAGATTTTAGTATTTTTTCAGTGACAAGGTGGGGCCGCCTAGTTTTTAAGACTAGGGCTTTGTTATCTACTATTATCATGTGTTCTTTTTCTTGCGCTCGCGCTTACTGGTTTCCGATACTAGGTTACCCTTAGAGTCTCGTTTGAAAGATCGGTTCCGTGACTTGCTTTCTATTCTAGTACCGTCAGAGTTCTTACCGCCCTTATCCATAGCTTTCTTGTGGGCTACATCCTTGCCGTCACCTTTCTTAACTCGGCCTTCTTTCTCGGCCTTACGTCGAGCAGCGTTGCGCTTGGCACGTTTTTTCTTCTGCTCTTCAGTGCCTTGATAATTGTCGTACTCTTTTCTGTAGTTACGTTTCTTGTCTGCCATGTTTATCTCCCACGGTAGTGTTCACAAGATTTTACTGGACAAAAACCACAAAGCGGCCCGCTTATGGCGTTCCAAACTTCTGACTCCTCTGCAACTGATAACTTATGCAGGGACTCGTCAAACGTAGCAAAGTAAGATTTTCGTAACTCTGCCTTATGTTCTTTCTTTATAAAGTCATTGCTTACCAGATACACCAAAGCAGACTTAATAGTTTTGACTTCTGGGTAATGTGTAAAGACAGCAGCGGCTAACAAGTCAAGTTGGGCAGTGTCCGCATACTTAGCGTTCTTGCCGGTCTTGTAGTCAATCAGGTATGCCTTCTCACCATTTAGTATGAGTAAGTCAGCAATGCCCCTGTACCATACATCTTTGGCCATAAACTTAGTCGGCGTATAGTCTTGCCCGTCATAAGCTATACCCAGACGTATCTCACAATGTTTCTCCCCAGGTATGCTTTCTATGGCCTTTAGGGGTGCTGAAATATACTCAAACTTAGTAGGTATTTCAGTGCCCTTTTTTATGTAGTCTTCAGCGGCTTTGTGTACTTGACCTCCGTAGATTGTAGCTTCGTTACCAAAATCTTTTACGTCCTTTGCAACTTTTAAGTGGTAATACTTTTTAGGGCATTGATCAAAAGTTTTTATACTGCTGTAAGACCACGCTGTCATTTGATTGCTCCGTTACAGTCTATCTTCGTATTCACTTACCGGCGGTACTTCAGATTCTTCAACAGTTGCATGGCAAGCTTTGTCATGGTTGCAGATTAAACACATATCGAACTCATTGTAGAAAGGTTTGTGGCATACGCTGCCAGGGCCTTCTTCACCCCATGTATTTCTATCGCATTGGCATGTCATAGTTTATCCTCTTTGACTAGTGCTAAACGGTTAATTTCGTGAGCTACCGCAATCTCTTTTTTATTTTGCCCAGTGTACGGAACCGCCAATCGTTCTTTGACAAGGAGTTTCGTAATAAATCCTTT